TGCAATCCCTCGTTGATACCCCTCATAGTGGCCGATAATCGTACCGGCAGCCATCGGGTCGAGTTTATACTCCTTACAAAGGTATGCACATAGCTCCACCGCTTCTTTATAGACCGCATTAAAATACGAGGCGTCGGTCAAACCGTCCTCGCAGATTTCAAAGCCAATATGTGTGTTATTTGCATCGCCTCCAGCATGCCAACCTCTATGATTCCATGGTAGGGTTTGATAAGTTGCAATGGAGCCATCTGCTAATTTACCAATAAAGGCATGAACACAAACTTGACGGCCTCCAGGTTTGTCTTGATTCCAATGGTTGTTATACTGGTTTTTTCCTAGCAAGCCATCGTCTGGACCAACGTAGCGTTTTAGGTTTGGGTTATTCGCCCCTGTTGAATGCACCATAATGCCCTTGGGCTTTATAGTTCTGCCTGCCTTATAGCAGGCATTGTTTGTAAGTATCAGTTTGCGTAGATTCATTTATAGTCCTCCTTGTCGCTTCTGTTGTGAAGCTTCTCTAATATATCCTTGAGTTTCTGTGGCACAGGCAGACCGACATGAACAGCATTTTCAAGTATAGATATACCTTCATTTGAAAGATAAAAAAAGATGACCGCTGTTCGTATAACAGAGCCATCTCCAATAACGTTTTTATCAATAATGTGACCGATTGCTACCAGTGAAAAGATGAGTACTTTCTTGAGTATGCCGCGAAAGCCTACCTCACTGGATAGCTTCTTATCAAGCATAGCACACATCAAACCTGTGATGTAATCAATCACAACAAAAGTAAGTAAAGCATATAAAAATCCGTCCCATCCTCCGAGGAAATACCCAAGCCAACCACCAATAGCGGCAAATGTCACTTGAATCCAGTTCCAAATCTCCCTCATTGTCTTAACCTCCTATCAATTTGATTGCATAAAAAAACGCCAGCCGAAATAGGCAAGCGTATACTTGTATAGGTTATTCTTCCTTTATATTTGTTTGGGCAAAGCTTCCCATAACCGCATATCTTCCTGTCCCAATGACCAGATAGCAACACCCCGTAAGCCCCAGCGATAGGCCGCTTCGTTTGACCAGTAGACCAGCGAATCCACATCTTGATAGTACAAAATTGAAAAGCCATCTGCATCACCGAGAAACAGCCGAGATATCCAGACGTTGATGTCCCTTGGTATAACCTTCGCCGTATAATCTGCATTGCATGGTATCTGCAAGAGATTACTGTGATAAAAGTCATAATCCATGGAAATATCCTCACTTCTGGTGGAGGATTCCTCTACATCAGCTGTAAGAGTAAATACATGAAACCTATTATCCCAAGTTACACCACTCCTAGAAATCCTGCCATACTGCATAAGTGATCCATCTGGCATGGTGACATCAAAGGCTTCATAAGGCTCATAAGTCCATGCATCGCCCAAGCGGAGAAGTTCACATTTGATTTGCCCATCGGACTGAATCCCACAATAGCCACCCGTAGTTGAAATGTTTGCAGTAAAGCGAAGCGTGTTTGAATTCCCAGAATAGACACGCACCCTATTTCCACGCTTCCTCATTTCGATGAGATACATATTCGGATTAGTGCGAATGCCAGCATCTGAAGTCTTAGAGTAACTTGCAGAGAAACTGCCAAGTAATGTAGAGCCTTGGTATAGCTCCACTTGTTGGGTGTCAATGTTGATACAGCAAAACACATTCCCACAAAATATCCCTGCTCTTCCGCTACCATTCATAGGAAAGGCAATTCTAGCACGGATATGCACATCACGAAAGCTATCGTATTTCCAAGCAAGCTGACCGCTTCCTTCAAGCTGAGAATATGGACGGTTGCCATTGTCATCGGGATTTTGCCACACATTCCAACTCCCCGATAACGTCCGCCAGTAGCTTTCCGCCAGGATGACGGGGTCTCTAAAATCCTCATACCAGGCTAATGCTGAATCCGGCTTACGGCGTAAAACCTCTGTAGTAAGCTTAAACCCTTTGTCGGGAACAGCCATGTTACCATCTATGTCTTTGAAACTTCGTGGAGATAAACTGAAGGTTGCCTCTCCAGCAGAGGGATATTCACTAAAATTAGAACAGACCCGGAAACCATAGAATTGCGTACCGACTACACCGCCTTCAATCGTAATGCTATGTGTTCCTGCCAGGAGATTTACATTAGTGGCAAGTGCTGCCCAGAAAGTTTTTCTCCAGTATGGCCACCACAGACGATTCTCTGAGTAGCTAACCATTGTACCGTCAAGTGCAATTGTGATACCGTTCTTATCCCAGAACGGAAAGCAAAGTTGTACAACTACATCATAAGTACCTGATTGGGCAATGGTAAAGTTATACTCCGATTTGCCTTCACTTGACGAAAGAGTGATCATTCCATTACCAACCACAACACCATCTGTATGGCTGTCAGGTTCACCATTTCGATTAACATAGATAGTTCCAAACTCCGACTTTTGTGTTTTCCCGTAACAAGTTAGATATTTTCGGCGGTTATATGTTTCACCAATAATAGGAGGTTCTCGTGATACTGCGTCCCAGCCTTCCATATAATCGTAGACATGCGGCAGCGCCCATGGTACTTTATCGTGATCATCCCAGTAGGCAATGATTGGGATAAATGGTTGTGGAGGCTGATCGTTTGTAAAGTTATACACCCCAGTCATCCAGTTTTTAGCTGCGTAGTAGGTGTTTGATGTACCGCGATAAGCCTTACCTAAGTTGGATGGGTAATCGTAAATCTGCCAATTCCAACCGTATCCCGGTAAACCCATATATACTTTTTGTGGTGACATCGCTGTAATAGCATAGTTGTAGATACCCTCAAGCCAACTCCTTGGTGATACTGGACCCGGAGCTGAACCTGCCCATGCCATGCCATAACTCATGATTGCTGCCGTGTCACAATAATCATTAAGGTCGGCATAAACACACCAATTTTCTCCACCAACTGAGCCTTGCACACCCGTCATTCCAGGTAAGCAGATATTGACTAGTTTTGATGAATCGTAATTTTTAACAGTCGAGTATATATCAGCGAATAGGGCATTTGCGGCAGTACGGTTCTCAAATCCACCACCACGCTCTAAATCGATATCTACACCTGCACACCAAGGGTATTTGTTCATAATACGCACGATTTCTGAGAGGAATTTTGACTTTGCACCGCCCTCGTTATTTCGCAGAGCCGTAAAGATGCTCTCTGTTCCATGGTTCATAACGGTAAGTAACCATTTGATATGTGGCCACTTTGTACGATATGGAGTAAGGGAAGAAACGCTGGTACCTGTTTCCGTTATCGTGCCTGTGATGTCTACCTCAAAAGTGAAAACTCCAACAGTATCTAAGCGGTCACCGTAATCGTTCAAAGCCTGATACATACGGGCATTGCCCATGAATGACCATACCATACAGCGTTTACCTTTAATATAATCTTTCACGGACGCAGATCCCCTTTCAGCATTTCTTTGTATTCAAAATATACCCGGGCAGATTTTCTGTCTTGTAGCTTCACATGATGCTTGCTGTCAGTAGCAGCTGTGTATTGATAGAATCCATGTTTCGGTGTGGGATAGCCGTTTCGCAAACACTCTCTTGTTGAAGCCTTAAGTGCAAATTCGTCACCTGGGTAAGCCTCCGAGTCGAATTTTACCTTATGTGAACCCATACCCTGTGAAAGCTGAATACTGCCAGCTTCCATAGTTTGTAGGGGGTAGATATAACAATCTAGTCCGCTTGAAGTTTCACCGAGGTTAAAAATAATGATTGTGTCTCCACTTCGCACTACACCATTGTGGAAACGTGCCGGATTAGGCGAATGCTTTAGGAATGCTTCCGTATGTGGTGTGTATCCCGTCAGCTTATCACCCTCCTGCAGTTGTAGGTCGGTGAAATAAATCGAACCCGTACTCTTGGTAATAAGGGGACGCACAGTGATACTTACTACACGCTTTTCTGATTTTACTTTTATGACTTCCACAAAACGTATAAAATTACTTTCTTGCATAGCCATCACCTACCCGTCGTTCGTCCACTTGATTTCGCATACATGCCCGACCCAACCAGTGGCAATAGAACCTGCCTGCAGCATAAGGTCAGTAAAAAACACTTCTCCTGTGCAGTTTGAAACTACCAACCGAATGGTGATAGAGCGAAGTCTTCCATACCCTTTAGGTGTTGCATCACGAGCAATTTGTTGAAATACAGCCAAGTCAATCACCATCCTTCCTTAATACAGGTCAATAAATCTCGTTTCAGTAGTTCCATCTTCAAACTCAAATACTACCTCGATACCCACTTGTCCATCTGTACCTTTTTGGAGATTATCTGAGCCTATTTGTGCTGATATGGTGTAGTTACGGCGGGATGCAGGATATACTGTTTGAGCCATACTTTTTGTAGCGGTTAAAGAACCTACCGCTTTAAAGGAAGCTGTACCGGTTACACCTTTTTCAGTGTCCACCTCAAAACCCGAATTCTGCCAGTAAGTAAAACCATCGTCTGCTCTACTATTACGCAGGTGGTTGAACGGCACCATATCTTTGATTTCCTGCCCAATGAGGTTGCTTTGGTCAAGCTGATCAGCGAGGATGCCCGAGGACCTATCTCCAAGTTCACGAAGTTTTGATGATAACTCAAGCACTGTTTTCCACGGCTCCTGAAGATTATATTGTCTGCGAACAACCCTTGTTTTAATAGTAAGATTTAAATCTCTATCATCCACCGTTACAATGTCGCCAAGTGACCACCTTTCATGCTCATAACCTGTCAGCACAGACAAATCCATCGCTGATAGCACATAGGAAACACGAGGCTTTGAGTACTCTGCAAGTCGCATATTCGTAAACTCGAGCATTTGATAAGGATTTGTGAAATTCGAAAGATCGAGTGTTGAAACCCGTACCTCATTGGAATATTCATAGTTTTCCATATACTCCCTGCCACCATTGATAGTGGCAAATGTCATGCCATCTTTACCATAGGCATACAGCCTTGTCACCAGAGAGCGGGTATCAACAACCCTCTTGATACTTGTAAGGTTTTTCTTATAGGCAAATAATGCACCGCTATCACTACCACTAAATGTCAGTAAACTTACAAGACGGTTTCGACTGTCAAATACTAAGTCCCCACCGTGAATCTGTTGCGTCATTCGGAGTATGGCCAATGCGTTCTTCTCTTGGCATTGCCATGTCCGTTTGGTAGTGACATCAACTACACCAAGAGACCATCCTGTACCTTCCAACGCATAACTCATCGGAGCAGATGGTAAATCGGCATTAAATTCTCTCGGCTGTTTTTCAGCTGAAAAGGTCAAATCATAAAATGCTGCTTCCGCATATACGGTGGTCAGAATCCCTGTTCCATCTGCTCCTTTTTCATCTGTCAGTGTCCTTATGCGATAAATGTCATGCGCCACCTGAACTTGTTTTTCATTATCTAAATGTACACGCTTGCTGTCATTCCATGGGAGTTTAAATTCCAAAGTATCTGCGCCGTTAATCTCTCCCGTTACGATGATGTCATATGCATTTTCTAGTACCGCTTCCCATGCACCATTTTCGTCAAGCACGACAGGCCTAGCAAAACCCAGTTTCTCATATGGGGCTTTCGGTATGTCGTGAAGTGTGATATCCAATAGTTTCGGAGTAACCAAGGGATCAGTAGTTGAAAGTGTAATCCTATAGCGAATAAAATTACGGTTTGGAGAAACCAGTTCACCGTTGGAACCTACCGCCTGCCACGCCGACCAATCCTGCAAATTATCTGATGTAGCCGTCTCTATAGAAGAAATTGAAGTCACACCTGCAGTATATTCCGAGGTTACAGACACCCGACCACTACCTGCAAGAGAACATTCTGCAGCTATAGTCGTAAGCTGCCCACTTTCAGGATATCTGTTGTTAGTATCCTTGAGGAGTGTTACCACACCTGGCTCTGTTATAGCATCAACCGCACCACTGGTATCACCACCGTTGGCAAGCATTGACTGCTTGAAATGTCGTTCTAAACCCTCAATTGTAAGCTGTGAATTCACTTCAATGAACCAATCATCAAATCCACCTGCATAATAATACTGATTTGCATGCATTCCAATCACAATATCGGCTGTGCAAGATGGGTTTAATGTTCCCATGAATGTCCGTTTAGGCGCAATCCAGACTGTGCCGTCTGCTCGGTTACAAAGAATAAACTGCGATGTCTTGGTATTCACTTCAATAATTGCTGCAATAAAGTACCACCCGCCGTTAACCATGTTAAAACTTGGTGTTTCACTCTGGTCGAGAATCAGTGAACCAGAAGAGTTATATAACATCATTCGAGGTCTGCCCTGGTACAGGGACAAGTATAGAATAGGTTGACCCGGGCCCTGTCTTGTATTAAACAGCGGAATAAAGGTCTGTCCCACAGAGTAGGTAGTTGGGTTTATCCATCCACCTACTGCGACTTTATCGCCTAGATTGGAGAAAAATGTACCATCATTCTTTGCAATTAAGTGGGTTTTCTCTGATGTCGGATTAACAATATTCTGACGAAAAAATCGTCCATAACGACCGCTTGGGAGACTTGCCGATGTGCCAGACCATCCCGATATAGTGACGTGCCGACCGTGGCCACTCGCATCTACAAGTTTAACATCGGAGTCAGGTCCAGACTCATTGAATCGCCAAAGGGCAAGGGTATTCTCACTTACAGGAAACTCACCCGTAAAGTCAGTTTGTGATGTCAATATTGATTTAATTGCCAT